CCGCTCTCGACATAGTCTACCGCAACTTCGGAAGCTGCCGGGAACGTTCAAGACGTGGAGCCGGTTTTACCGGTGTATGCAGTACCGACGGTCGCGGCGATGATGACATCATCCATCTTGCGGCCGAGGGCGAAAACTGCGTTCTGCGAATACGGAGACGTGGGATCAGCCAGCATACGAATGCGGTCTTTCCGGTCAATCATGTCTGCCCAGTCATAGTCGCTCATGGCGACTCGTCTACGCGAATGAGGCGTAGAGATGAGGGGCGTGTCCGAGTGACGGTTCAGGACCTCAACGGCATCCGTAGGACCGATACGGTCGTAATACTCGTACTCAGCGTTCTGAGTCTCGACCGACACGGTGTTCCGAAGGCGTGAGCCTTTCTGCTGGAACTGGATCTCAATGTTGCTCCGGTACGCGTTAACAAGAGCTGTACCAACTTGAAACGACATATCTGGATCCTCCTAACCTAATACTGCTTCTGGCGGGCTGCCTCACACGAGACCCATGATTATGAGTTCGCAGTTGGACCGGGTTGGCTACCCAACGTCCTCAATCATCAAGGATAATTATAGAGTCAGTTCTTCCAGGTGTACACAACTATTTTTAGGTCGGTGTAACTTCGCCAGGGAATGCCTTTTCATGAAGGTTCGACCACCGTTCGACCGCGCCCTTATGGGCAGGGTTCGTGCGATCATTGAGTGCCTTCAAGAACTCAGGATCAGACTTGAGCGTGTCAATCTCAGCTTTAGCAGACATTGCATCAGTTGAGAACAACCCGGCGCCCATACCAGTCGCGTCGTCTTCAGACATCTGGCTACCGATCTTGGCAAGCAGACGAATGACGTGCGGATTGTTTCCCAGGCCAGTGCTGTCGAGCTCGTCAATGAGAGCCTGGTCGCCAAACTTACCAAGCACGCCTTTGGCGATGTCAAGCTTCACGTCATACTGATCACCGAACTCTGTCTTGAGCTGCTGCGTCGCCTCTGCAAGGCGCTGCTCAGAAGCAGTCGATTCAGCTGACGCCTGGCCTTTGATCATGTCCAGGTAAAACCCCATGACACCGTCGACCTGCTTCTGCTGAAGACCGAGCTCGTGGAACTTACCAAGAGCCGTCTTCACAGTATCCTCGTTAAACTCAATTCCGTCAAGAGCTTCACCGGTAGGAATCTTGTAGGCCTCAGGAGATTCCGGTCGACCAACCTGGCCCCAGAAATCGTTCCACTGTTCTTCTGTCCAGTTGGCATTCGGCTTCGCGATCTTCTCAGTGCCGATAAGCTTCTGGCTGTTCACAAACTGTGTGACGAGGTCCGGGATGTCCTTGACATTCGAGAGCACAGGCTCTTTCGAAAACTGTTCAGGGATCTGGCCGCGCCAATCAAAGTCACCGCCACCAGCGCTCCCGCCGCTGCCGCCATCTCCACCAGCACCACTAGTAAGAGCAGTGCCACCACCAGTTTTATCGCCAGCTCCACCATCTCCGCCTCCAACATTAGGGTCTTCAGCCATCTCACTCCTCCTTGTTTTTCAACGCATCCTCTATTTGCGCGATCAGTTCTGCCTGATCTTTGTTAATGTAATTGAGAATCGCCAGAACAACGCTGCGCTGGCCTTCTCTATATATAGCCTGCTCCCCAGTTGAGCTGCACTGAGGAACAGCCATTCCGAACTTCTTTATAAGATGCCGTATAACCTTTTCGCCATCCTTAGTCTTAAATACCGCTAAGTACGACTCGTGGATGCCGATGATGTCTTTCAAGCTTCTCATATTGATCTACGATTCTTGTCAGCAACTGAGAGGTCTTTAACAGCTCCGGCAACGAGCTTGCCTTGCTGTGCTCCCTGAAGTGCTTCTTCTTGCTGTGCTCTACCCTCTCTGATTCCACTAACTTCCTCCTGGTCGCGCAGGATCTTAGGCGTCACTGCTCTCAACCTGGCAATCTCACCTGCCGCGACATCTGTGTTGATCACGTCAACGACCTCAGGGCTAAACTGCGCAATGGCCGCGATATCGTTCAAGTAGACCTGGATGTCGTTAACCTTGATCCCCTCCTGCGCGCGGGCAGCAGGTGATATATACGTCACATCAAGACTTGCGCCCTGCAATGACGGTGGAGCGACAGGGATCCTTCCCGCGCGCGCTAGTAGACGATAAGACCTCCTAAGCATAGGCCCGAGCAGTTCGCCTTGTAGACGACCAAGCATCGGACTCATTTGACGAAGCATCTCTTCACGATCGTCCACAATCTCTGTCGTGGTCTGGCGCTCCTTTTTCTTCTGCCTGAAGATCAGGTCGATGAAAAACGCCTTCATGATCTGGTCGCGACTCTGCTCCATCATCTCAATGCCAATTGGAATGTTCCCGTTCGTTAAGAGTGGCTCTACACGGTCGATACCCGGCTCATGGAATACCAATGAGCCTGGATCCGTCTTCAACGGCAGCATGAACCCATCATTAGGGACCTGCAGCGGAGGATCGACGATCTTCTGCGCGGCCTTAATCGTCGTCTTCATCATCGCATTCACCATCTTGATTTCAGGCAAACACGACATTGCAGGACTACGACCATAGACTTCGCCGGCAAGCTTCGTCCATCTCGGTGTATGGTACGCCATCTCATCATAACCAGATTCCTTAAGAATCTCCTTGGTGTCGTGAATCGCCCACACAGAAGCGTACGGCTTATTCACAGACATAAAGTTCAGGAAGTCACGATCTTTGCGAGGGAACACCATGTGAAGGATCGTCCACTGCTTATCGCGCTGCTTGTCACGATCAACAGTCTGCTTGAACTTCGGCGGCATCGGCAGTCCATTCAAGAACTGCATAACCTGGCGCGTAGACCAGCAAACTGAACGAATCACGGTGTCGACTTCACCGCAATCATTCTCTAGTATATACGTGTCAGACAGCGGGAACGCTCTGAACTTCAGGCACTTCTTCTCCTGGTTCCACGCTTGATACAGCGAGCACGTGCCAAAGGCCCCGATGTCCAGGTAGCACTCATTCAGGTTCGAATTGAAATGCACGTTTGGATTCGAGTACTCTGTATAGATAATGTCGCTGACCATCTCGAGCCAGGCTCTTGCTTGAAGATCAAGCCGTTCAGCCGGAACTCCTTGCACGCTAAGTGTGAACCAACGAGACGTTGGGCTCGTAAGAAACGCATGAAGAGCTGCAGCGAACTGATTCAGTGCCCAGGTAGCTGTGCCATCGTAGATATTACGAGTAAGCCGCTCTCCCTTCGTAATCTTCCTGTCGACGCCACTCGTATGCGGCCTAACAAGATCCTTCAGATCCTGCCAGTGAGAGTGCCACTGAGAGCGGTCGCTCTTGATTTTCTCGAACCGCTCAAGCATCAGCCGAGCGGCAGCTTTAGAACTTCCCATATTATGCTCCCAGATTTCCTACGTTACCTAACAGCGTTTTACGCGACGACGCCCCCTCAGATCCCTGCGAGCCAGTAAGGATCGTGCGGCGACGACCAGTCTGCGTCGTACCAAGTCCCCCGCGCCCGGACGCCCTTCTCCGGTTGGCCGCAGAAACGGACTCCGCGGCCTGGCCGCTGGACGGAGGCGGAGGGGGCGGAGGGGGCGGAGCCGGGGCTGGGGGAGTCGGTGTCGGGATTGAAGGCATAACAATCGTCTGCGTCTGCGGCGCTGGCTGTCTCGGTGCTCTTGGTCTACTTGGTGCCATTTCTCGTCTCCTAGTAATCGAAGGGGTCGTAATCCCCAACTGTTGATTCCTGCGGCGGCTTGTTTCCTTTTCCCAAAGATCGTTTACATCCCCATGCACCAATGCGCACGGCATCAGCTGGGTGGCTCGTCCAGTCGTGTAGAGGCCTGTCAGCGTAGCACTTCCTGCTATCGTCCCATTCTTTACGATACTGCCTCAACGCTTCAATAAGACGGCTGCACTTGTCTGCGTCGAACCAGCAGGACGGAATCCAATTTCGTACGGCTTCAATTCCATCAGTAACAGTATGTTTGCCAACTGTAGTAAACTTAATTCCAAGCGATCTACCGACTTCAAATCTAGATTTCCCTGTTCCAAGTTCCCGTACCTTTATATCATGCGGGGCATAGTGGCGCCCATACGAATAATCCTTTTCCTTCAGGATCTTCGAGTAGTGCGCCAGCCCTTCCCCTGAATTTTCGTAGTAATCGATAAACCGCGTTTCCATTCCAACCTGCTGGAAGAATACGATGCTCAATGCATCTGAGATGCCAAGGTCCCAGCAAGTATGGACGTCGACTGTAGGCTCCCAAGGAACCGCAGTAATCCGACCATCTTCTTGCGCCCTCATCATCTGCTTGCCGTAATAGGCTCCAACTACTGGTGCATCGAACGAACAATAAAATTCCTGCTTGATGAGCTCTTCTTCCATGCCCGCGTCACGCTCATCCTGGATAATCTCGTCGCTGATAACCGGCGTACCATCAGGTCGCTTGGTACCATCGTCCCCTGCCTTCAATTCGCTGTAGAACCACTTAGGATTCCTCTGCGCCATCGTCTTCATTTCATAGCCGTGGTTACGGCCGCGCGCGGTATATATAAAGAGTGCCCACCCACCATTTTCAGCAAGGATCGGGCGGATATAATCCCATGCACTGGGATCCTGGATGCTGTACTCGCTGAACACGCATCCGACAGGATTCGTCCCAACGAGACGGTCGGGGTCATCAGTCCCGACAACTTGGTAAGTGGAGCCGCACTTTAACTTCAACCGCATATCGGTATTGTTCTTGCTTTCAATAAGCTCGTCTGGAAAATGATCAAGGAACGGTCTGCCGTCTCTAGTATAACCGTCCCACACAATCTTTCGTCCTTGGTTATACGTAGGAAGTAAGTGCCAGTACAGGCCTTTCCTCAGCACCGCGGAGGTAGCGCAGAGGTTAATCGCGAACAGGTCCTTACCAGCGCGACGATGCCATACAGCAACGCCTCGCTTGCCCTGCTCCTCGAAGAACTTCCAAAGCGGGAGTTGGTAATTCCGCGGAGTCCAGTTGTGTGGGACGGTGACTTGCATCTACCCGGATCTACTCCTCGTCGTCGTTGTCCTCGTCGTCTTCGGCTTCTGCTTCGATGGCCGCCTGGATCTTTTCGATGAGTTCTTCTTTCGTGTGACTCTTTGCGAGTTCGATTCCAAGACTAGTTTGCGCAAAAGCGATAAGCTCATCTTTCTTCATCTTCTCCAGGTCTGCGGGTTCTGTTGCTTCCGTGTCGATTACCTTCTTGATCATCCTTGCTTCTCCTTCTATCGTTTTAACTTCACCGAATTTCTGCACCGTAATATTGATGTCGACGTCTACTTTCTCTTTGACGTCGATCGTACGAAGCTTTGGCATAATGTACCCGGCAATCTCTTTATGGATTGCTATTGCATCCTTCGCGTCCAACGGCATCATAAGAATTTTGCCGTCAACCTCGACCTCGTAGCCGTCTGTCGCCATCTTGATGAGCGCTTCAAGCGGATTGTACCCTAGGCTCTCGCACAGCCGCATAAGATGCTGACGCAGCTCAGACGCTGTGGCCCCAGGCCTAATACGTAATACCCCCGCTTTGGCACTCACGCTCATGAAGGTATACTACATCATGAATCATCCACGTGTAAAGTCCTTTTTTACGGTTCGGGGAGATTAGTCCGCTAATATAAACTCTATATATAGGGAATACTGGCGTGCGAGCAGATGATCTAGTTATCCGAAGCAAGGTTCAGGGTGCCCCGAGAGATTAGCGGGGTAGCTGTCTAATAGCGCGGTGGACAAAAGCCCCCTATGCGTGCACGCGGGTACACGCACCCGGGCGCGATATTCGAGAACCCGGGTCCCGTGTCCTTCAAACCACGGTGCAAAGTTCTCGAACCACGGTTCTTGGTGCTAGAAATCTATAATTGGTGCGAGGTTAGAGAAAGATTGACATGTGTCTCAGTAAGATATGAGACAGGTGTCTCAAATGTGTCTCACAATGTCTCAAGTGTCTCAAATCGTGTCTCATTTGTGTCTCGGATGTCTTTACTATCTACGGATTATATTAGTATATA